AACAAAAGCGCGAGGTTACGTCTTTCTAAAAGAAGGCACGTACATATACAAATGTCACAATTGTGGTCAAGGCGCGTCTCTAGGTAATCTGATAAAACAGGTTGATCACTCTGTCTATCAAGATTATGTGACAGAACGTTTTATGAATGGCAAGAAGAGACGATTTACGAAGAAGTCAAATATCAAACGTGTACGTAAACCACGATTTATTAAAGACACGCCACTTGAGAAAATCAATAAAATATCTCAATTAAAAATTGATCATCCCGCACGACGATACGTCGATTCCAGACGGATTCCAAAATCTTTGCATTATAAATTATTTTACGCAAAGAAATTTTATCAGTGGGCAAAAGAGATAGCCCCTGGTAAATTTGACAATGTGATACATGATGAGCCAAGATTAGTCATACCATTTATCGATGAGTATGGCAATCTAATCGGCTTACAAGGCAGAGCATTCGGCAAATCACTGCCTAAGTATATCACTATAATGCTCGATGAAGATGCGCCAAAAATATTTGGCTTAGATTCTATCGATTGGAGTAAACCTGTTACAGTTGTTGAAGGACCTATTGATTCTATGTTTTTAGATAATGCGATTGCGATGGCAGGTGCTGACATTAGTGGATTAGATCGATCTGCTAATTTTGTTTTTGCTTACGATAACGAACCTCGCAGTAAAGAAATAGTTAAACGTATAGAGAAAACAATTAATGAAGGATACTCAGTAGTGATATATCCAAATAGCATCAAAGAAAAAGACATAAATGATATGGTATTAGCTGGACGTGAACCGGAAGAGATTCAGGCTATTATAAGTAATAACACGTTTAATGGTTTAAGCGCGAAAGCAAAATTAAGTGAGTGGAGAAAAATATGACAAAACACTTGGGCATTAATATTGATATGTCTAAAGATAATGAACTATCAGAACAATCTTACAAACTACTCAAAGACTACTACTGTAGAGAAGATGAAGAAACCCCACAAAAGTCATTTGCACGTGCCGCTGTTGCATATTCCTACGGTGATATGGAACTTGCGCAGAGGGTATATGATGCGGTATCTAAAGGTTGGTTCATGTACGCATCACCAGTATTATCCAACGCTCCATTGCCTGGAGAAAAAGTAAAGGCACTACCTATCTCGTGTTTTTTAACATACGTACCAGACTCTCTGGAGGGACTTATCGATCACTCTGCAGAGTTGCGTTGGCTATCAGTCAAGGGCGGAGGTGTTGGAGGACATTGGTCAGATATTAGAGCAGTGTCAAATAAAGCGCCTGGACCTATGCCATTTCTACATACAGTTGATGCTGACATGGTAGCATATCGCCAAGGCAAAACACGCAAGGGATCATATGCGGCATACATGGACATTGATCATCCCGATATTATTGAATTTATTAACATGCGTGTGCCTACAGGTGATGTTAATCGCAAGTGTCTCAATTTACACCATGCGATTAATATCAGTGATGCGTTCATGGAAGCAGTTCATAATAATGAAGACTGGAACTTATATGATCCAGACTCTCGTGACGTGCGCGACACCATCAAAGCTCGTAAGTTGTGGGAGATTGTTTTAGAGACCCGTTATCGTACAGGTGAACCATATCTTAACTTTATTGACACTGCAAATCGCGCAATGCCGGAAACGCAAAAGAAGTTAGGACTTAAAATACGTGGATCTAATTTGTGTAATGAAATACACTTAGCAACAAATGAAGAACGATCTGCAGTTTGTTGCTTATCCTCTGTTAATTTGGAGAAGTATGATGAGTGGAAGGATACAACTCTCATTGCTGATCTTATTCAGTTTCTTGATAACGTCCTGCAGTTTTTCATTGACCACGCAGGGGACGAAATTTCCAGGGCACGTTACAGTGCAAGTCGTGAAAGAAGTTTAGGACTTGGTGCAATGGGATTTCATTCGTATTTGCAAAAACATCGTATAGCATTTGAAAGTGAGGAAGCACGTGAAGCAAATGAAGTCATCTTCAAAGATATCCAAGACAAAGCAATCGAAGAGTCGGTGCGACTTGGCAAGGAAAAAGGTGAAGCACCAGACATGCAAGGGACTGGTCGTCGCAATGCACACTTGCTTGCCATTGCGCCAAATGCCAACTCGTCATTAATTGGTGATACATCGCCATCGATTGAGCCATGGAAAGCAAATGCGTTTACATCACGTACACGCGCTGGCTCTCATTTAAGAAAGAATAAGTATCTAGAAGAAGAACTAGAACTCATTGGAAAAAATACTGATGAGGTTTGGTCTTCTATTATCACAAACGGTGGATCAGTTGCTCATTTAGATTTTCTAAGTGATCATCTTAAAGCTGTGTTTAAGACTGCTATAGAATTAAATCAAGACTGGGTGGTATATCTTGGTGGATCGCGCCAGAAATATTTGTGTCAAGGTCAGTCACTCAATGTGTTCTTTCCTGCAGGAGCAAATAAAGCGTATCTACATAAAGTACATTACAATGCTTGGAAATATGGATGTAAAGGTATGTACTATCTGCGTACTGAAACATCAAATCGCGCTGAGAACGTGGCTCAGAAGATTGAGCGTGATCGTCTAGTAGAGTTCTCAGAAACACAATCACAAGAAGAATGCGTAGCATGCCAGGGGTAAATATGGAAGTAACAGTATATTCGAAGACGGGTTGTCCATTCTGCGTCAAAGCCAAAGAGTGGTTTGACGGACATGGTTTTACATATACAGAAAATGTATTAGATAATGAAGAACAACGATTAGCATTTTACCAAAAGTTAAATGGAAATAAAGAAGAGATTACGAAAGGCACAGAAGAGCGTCGAGTCAATTCAATGCCACAAATCTTTATCGATGATCGACGCATTGGTGGTTATGATGATCTCATGGCACGTGCAGATGACTTGCTTAAAAAGAAGTCTGGTGGACTGACAAAGTTCTCCGCGACTTACAAACCGTTTCATTATCCATGGGCAGTTGAGATTACCACACGTCATGAGAAAGCGCACTGGATTGAAGATGAGATTGATCTATCTGAAGATGTGACAGATTGGAAAGGCGGTAAGATGACTGCCACTGAAAAAGAATATGTCACTAACATTCTTAGATTGTTTACACAGTCTGATGTAGCAGTGGGGCAAAACTATTATGATCAGTTCATTCCTAAATTTCGTAATAACGAAGTTCGTAACATGTTGGGCTCATTTGCTTCACGTGAGGGAGTACATCAACGTGCTTATGCGTTGCTCAATGATACTCTTGGTCTTCCTGATTCTGAGTATCATGCTTTTCTTGAATATTCTGCAATGGTGGATAAGGTTGAGTTCATGACAGAAGCCGACCCGTCATCTGTTCGTGGACTAGGATTGGCACTTGCGAAGTCTGTATTCAATGAGGGTGTTGCACTGTTTGCATCATTTGTCATGCTGTTGAACTTCCAACGTTTCGGCAAGATGAAAGGCATGGGTAAAGTTGTCGAGTGGTCGATTCGTGATGAATCAATGCACGTCGAGGGCAACTCTAAACTATTTCGTTCATACTGTAAAGAGCATCCGCGTATTGTTGATGATGAATTCAAGTCAGAGATCTATGTTATGTCTCGTCGAGCAGTAGAACTAGAAGATAAGTTTATTGATCTCGCATATGAAATGGGTGACATTGAAGGGCTAACAAAAGAAGAAGTCAAGCAGTACATTCGATATATTACTGATCGTCGTCTTCTTCAACTCGGACTGAAGTCAAACTTTCATGTGCGCGAGAATCCACTGCCATGGTTAGAGTGGGTGCTCAATGGTGCAGATCATACAAACTTTTTTGAAAATCGTGTTACTGAGTATGAAGTGGCAGGACTTACTGGTTCATGGGACGATGCTTACGCGGCATAATAAATAAAAGGAGAAATTATGCAAGAACATATTATATATGAATTAGTTTGCGATTCTTGTGATGCTGAGTATGAAGTTTCGCTTGACAGTAATGATGACGCCAATCGACCTTCCTATTGTCCATTCTGTGGCACAGATATAGATTTGTCAGACATCGAAGAAGAGCAATTTGATTTCATGGATGGAGACGATTTAGTAAATTTAGATGAGTGGAAAGATTGATTACGAAAACCCGTGGTTGTATAAAAACGAACCCTTTGTCTCTGAAGATATTGGAGAGTACATTGGGTTCGTTTACATTATAACTGACAACAATGATAAGAAGTATGTGGGAAAGAAACTTTTCAAGTCGAAGCGCAAAGCGCCACCACTCAAAGGTAAGACCCGTAAACGCACAATTATTAAAGAATCAGACTGGAAAACTTACTACGGATCAAGCGAAGAGGTTAAAGAACTTATTGAATCTGGTGCATCTTTTCGTAGGGAGATACTCCATCTCTGTAAGACTAAAGGTCAATTATCATATATGGAACTCAAAGAGCAAGTTGAACGAAAAGTTTTGTTGCGCGATGATTACTATAATGGTATAATACAAGTTAAAATACATGCATCTCACGTGAAGGACTTAGTTGATGAAGATTGTTGAATTTAAAGATGTAAAAAAATATAAGATTGAAAGCGGTGATGAAGATACTAATGCAGTTCGTATACGTGAATTAAATGATCTTGCTCAGTATCTTCCTGATTGGGGATTAAATGTTGAGTTAGGTGTATATAGTGGTGTCACTATTGGCTGTCTTGCTACTGCAAGACCAGACTTAGAATTTCATGGCTTTGATTCATTTGAGGGTCTCCCAGAAGACTGGGACATGGGTCAGAAACAAGTCAAAAGTAGTGCATTTGATCGTAAAGGAGAATTGCCCGATGTGCCAGACAATGTTAAATTATATAAAGGTTGGTTTAATGAAACCCTCGTACCTTTCCTCAATGAGTCACTTTCTCCCATTTCTTATTTACATGTGGACTGCGACATTTATTCTAGCACTGATTACGCACTGAATCTATTAAATGATCGTATAGTGCCAGGAACTATCATTCGATTTGATGAACTGTCATGTTGGCGATATGTTTTCAACGAAGCGTCGCCTAAGGGCAAATCTAATCGTGTCATGTATACAACATGGAAAGAACATGAGTGGAAAGCATTGAATGAATGGCTAGACAAGTATAATCGTAAAGTTGTGCCAATTTCTCGTAACTGGTTTCAAGGCGCAACTGTGGTAGTGACGCAATGATCATATCAAACTATGCTAAATTTATTTTTATCAAGACAAGAAAAACTGCTGGCTCCACATTAGAGAAATTACTTTATCCTTATTTGAGTAATCTAGATGTTTGTACAGGCTCAGAAAGAGATGGCGTTCCGAGTTTAAACGAAACGACTGGCAAAGGACACTTACACTGGCTAGACATTAAACAACGTTACCCAGAACAATTCGACAATTATTGGAAATTTACCATTGAGCGCAATCCATGGGACAAAGTAGTAAGTTCTTATTACTGGCATCAAAAAATTAAAGAAGAAAGATTTGGTCATATGGATTTCGAGACATACATTATGAACTGTGACTTGTTGCCTACAGACTGGTTATTATATGGCGAAAGTTATAAAAATGATACCATTCTAGTTGACAAAATTTACAAGTATGAACAGATGGAAGAAATGTATAGTGATTTGAATGAAAAATTTGGATTCGCTATAAGCAAAGAGCAGATACACGAAAC